CGAAAAGATACAACCTAAGTAGAAAAATAATAAGGGAGGGAAAGAAAAATGCGTGATTACAGAGTACCGAAAAACATAGGGGGATTTAATCCTCAGAAGCTTTATACGGAGATTCTTAAGAGTGATTCGGAAGACCGTTAGTATATGCAGAAGCATAATGACAAGACTTTAATCACTAACTACGGAGCCTTATACATTGTTCCTGGAAATTACCCGCTGGCAGAGGGATTTATTAAGGAATATGTAACTATTAAGGACTTAATACCTGAGTGGGATAACGGAGTGCCTTGTGTGGATACTAAGTCAGAAATGGCACTAACTGATAAGACGGTAGTAAAGGTTTTCCGGAAGGACGAAAAGGATATCTATTTCGACAAAAAGTATTTCAAGTACTTCACAGACGACACGTTCGAGTATCGAATGTCGGAAAAAGGCAAGTCGCTGTATGTAGCCTATAAAGGTGAGCTTATTGCCATGATTCTTGGAATCAATGTTTCTAAGTAAAGGAGGCACACCATGCCAAGACATAGAATTAACCGCCCTAAGGGCGAAGAGGTTAGGATTTTCTTAGAAATAGGGAAAGCAAAGCAGGGAGTTAAGCAAAGTGCTATAGCTAAATATCTCTGTGTATCGGAGAAGACAGTTAGCCTTAGAAAGTCTGACGGAGAATGGAGTCTTCCGGACTTTGCCCAGCTTTGCAAATACTTTAAGGCTACCGACGAAGATATCGTCAGCATGGTAAGGAGCTATCAATGAAAATCAAAATTGTAAAGGTGCTATCCGTTATTAATCTTGTGTTCCTCATGGCCGTAGTCTCCGCCCTTGATACAGAGACGATAGGAGCGGATGTGTTTTCTGCCTGTATGCTGCTTAGTATTGCGCTCGGAGTAGTGCTCATGCATATCCTGGAGCACCTGAAAAGGAAGGAAAGGAGACGGCGTGAAAATGCAAGACAAAACAAACCATTTGTACGAACTTGCGAAAAAAGAAGAAAAAGAGCTTAAAGAAAAACTCATGGAGGAGTTTAAGAGCATAGGAAAGCCGGAAATGTGGAACGATGTGCAGCGGTACGCTGAAGATTTCTTCTTACGGACAACATGGGAGAAGCTAAAAGGATTATAGCCGGGAGGACAGCATGAGAAAGCTTGAAGTGGGAATACTTGGGATATCAGTAACACTTTTGTTTATTACAGGATACTGCATTTGTAAATCTCTTTGTATAGGTCCAATAGGGGATATGTACAGACAGGCCAGTATGGCCATGACGGTATTACAGATTTTTGTAACCATTGGAATGTTTATCGTATGCGGTAAAGAATAGGAGAAAGATATGGCAACAATATACGAACTTAGTGGAGACTATTTACGACTTTTAGAAATGGCCGAAGACCCTGAAATGGATCCGGTGGCATTTGCAGATACTCTTGAAGGATTAGAGGGAGAAATTGAAATCAAGGCAGAAGGATATGCCAAAGTGATTAAGGAGCTGGATAAGGATGGTGCTGGTTTAGATAATGAGATTAAGCGATTACAGGCAAAGAAAACAACTATTGCTAATTCCATTGATCGGATGAAGAAAGCCTTAGAACAATCAATGATTATCACAGGAAAAACCAAATTTAAGACAGACCTCTTTTCCTTCGGTATTCAGAAGAATCCTCCCAGTGTAGAGCTTGATGAGGAGCACTTGGAGCTTATCCCTATTGAGTATCTAATTCCTCAGGATCCAAAGCCGGATAAGAAGCGTATGCTCCAGGAACTGAAAGAGGGAAAGGAACTCTCGTTTGCAAAGCTTAAGCATACTGAGAGCCTAAGAATCAGATAAGGAGTAGATTATGAATCAATTTCGCTGTTTAACTCCTGAAGAGATAGATGTAAGAGTAGCCACTTGCTCTGATAAAGGCTGCACACTTCTTCTCTATAAGGACGCTAGAGTAGACCAGAATATCTTGGACGAGGTATTCGGAATCTACGGCTGGGAAAGAAGCCACCAGCTTATCGGAGATAGGCTTTACTGCACAGTAAAAATAAAAAACCCGGATACCGGGGAGTGGATTAGTAAGCAAGATGTAGGAACAGAAAGTAATACGGAAAAGGAGAAAGGACAGGCATCAGACAGTTTCAAAAGAGCCTGTTTTAACCTCGGGATTGGGCGAGAGTTATACTCTGCCCCATTTATATGGATTGAGCCGGATAAGTTCAATCTGCGAAGCGGAAACAATGGTAAGGCAACTACATACGATCGCTTCAGAGTGAAATCAATTGGATATGACAAGGGAGTAATTAACCACCTTGTAGTAGTAAATGACAGCAAAAAAGGAATGGTAGTCTACAGCATTGGAAGGCCACAGACAGAAACTGAAAAAACAGAAACTGAAAGCCCTGCACCAAAGAAAGACCCCAATACACCTATTACGGCAAAACAAGTGCTTACACTCAAAATGATGTGCAAGAAACATGAAATGCCGGAATCAAAGATATTTGAGAAGTACCAGAAAACGAAGATAGAGGAGCTTACGGTTAGTGACTGGGCTGATTTTGGCAAAACCGGACAAGAACTCCTCATTGCTTGGGATAAGGAGCATCAATGAAAACAAGAGGAAGATTAACCGGAATACAAGTACCATTCAGAGCAAAGTATCCGGTTGTCTCTTTCGAGGTTCAAGCAGATCCGGAAGATTTGGAAAAGTATAGTGACAAAGATTTAGATATTAGCTTTACCAAGTATCGTGTCCGCCGAAGCCTTGACGCAAACGCTTGCCTCTGGGCTTGTCTCGGAGAAATTGCCAAGGCACTGAATACAGATAACTGGAGCGTTTACCTATATATGCTCGAGCGTTACGGGAAGTTCACACATATTCTTGTAAGGCCTGATGTAGTAGAAGCAGTTCAGACTCAATGGAGAGAGACGAAGATAGTTGGAGAAACCACTGTAGACGGAAACCCTATGATACAAATGCTCTGTTTCTTCGGCTCAAGCACTTACGACAGTGCAGAATTTTCTCGTTTGCTTGACGGAGTAATTTCAGAGATGAAGGAAATGCACTTAGAAGCTCCCTCTTCGGAGGAAATGATGGCACTTATTGCAGAACTGGAGAGGAAGGAAAATGCTAGAAGAGAACAGGAAGAGAGGACGCTCTGCCCGAAATAAAGGAGCAACGGCAGAAAGAGAGCTGGCAAGATTGCTTAGAGATAGTTATGGATACGAAGTACATAGAGGAAAGGTATTCTACAGGGAAAGCGATCTTGTTGGACTAGCAGGGATACATCCGGAAGTAAAGAGAGTAGAAAAGCTGAATGTCAGTAAGGCAATGAAGCAGGCGATAGAAGAGGCAGAAAAGCGACAGGACGGAGTTCCGACAGTGTTTCATAGAAGAAACAATGAGGGATGGCTTGTCACAATGAAGCTGGAAGATTGGATAGATTTATACGGAGCGTGGAGATGAATAAGAAAAGCTTTATTATGTATGAAAGTTGGGGCGCAGCCATTAACAAAATGTCTAATGAACAGGCAGGTCAGCTCCTAAAGGCAATATATGCTTTACAGGATAACGAAAATGCAGAGCCTGAGGACCCATCTGTTAGCTTTGTATTTGAAATCATCAAAGACAAGCTTTGTGAAGATGCAACAGAGTGGGAGAAGACAAAGCAGAGACGCTCTGAATCCGGAAAAAAGGGAATGGAGAAGCGCTGGAACGAAGATGAGAGTTCTATAACAAAAGATAATACTGTTAAGGAAAGTATAACAAATGATAACAGTGTTATAAAACCGATAACAAACGATAACAGTGTTAAGGAAAACATAACACCTATAACTGTATCTGATACTGTATCTGTAACTGTATCTGATACTGTATCTGAATATGTACCTCCTACGGAGGTTAAAAAGAGAGAGGCGCGTAAACGCTTCTCTCCTCCCTCCGCTGCCGAGGTAAGGGAGTATTGCCGAGAAAGGGAAAACGCTGTAGATGCGGAGTCCTTTGTAGATTTCTATGCGGCTAAAGGCTGGAAGGTGGGGAATGCGCCTATGAAGGACTGGAAGGCAGCAGTCCGAACTTGGGAAAAGCGAGAAAGCCGTGCAGCGCCTAGGCGCGGTGCTTTTGATGCAAATGATTATCTGCTTGGGATTATCGGGGAAGAAGGTGCATGATGACGAAGGCGGAGATTGCAAAGCTGATTTATGTCGTAAAGGCCACATACCCCAATAGCTTTTCCCGGTATACAACACAGGATCTTGATAACATGATTTCTGCCTGGTTGTCCGTGCTAACGGATTATACATACGAGCAAGGCTCTGCCGGATTAAAGGTGTACTTGTCCAGCGATACAAAGGGATTTCCACCATGCCCGGGGCAGATAGTGGACAACATCTTGAAACTGAGTAAGCCCAAGATAGCGGAGATGACCGGGACTGAAGCATGGGCTATTGTGCGTAAAGCAATCCGGAATGGATATTACGGTGCGGAGGAGGAGTTTGAGAAATTGCCTCCGGCTTGCCAAAGAGCAATAGGGAGCCCTGCAAGCCTAAGGGAACTGGCACAAATAGACACGGAAACTGTGGAAACCGTAGAGCAATCGCATTTTATCCGGGCATACAATGCGCAGCTTGAAAGAGAGCGAGAGGACGCAAAGATTCCGAGTTCTGTCCGTGCGTTGATAGGTACTTTGGGAGAAGCTACGGCGTACCTGGAGGCGCAATGAAAAGCATAATACCCGGAGACGATTCAGAGAAATGCTTTATATGTCGGAGATACGATCCGGAGCATGTCCACCATTGTCTGCATGGCTGCTACAGGAAGCTTGCGGATAAATACGGACTGACAGTGCATTTGTGCGTGT